CACCGGTTGACTGCTAAATCAACCAACCTTACCCCATGGCCATACACGCCCCTCTCGAGGAATGGGCAGCCATTTGCTTATAGGTCCTGGATCAGCAACCCAGGACAACCGATAGCCGGAGACTGAATCGCGGGGCAGCAAGCCCGTTGACGGGACTCCGTAGAGGATAAGTGCGAGCTGCACAGAGGGCGAATACCGGCTGAAACTCCGGTATTTGGGTATCGGAACCCAACATCGTGCATGGCGGACGCCGTCAATCACTTTCGTGGTCGACGGCCTGCCAGAATGTAGCACAAGATCGCCAAGGCCAGGATGGCCTGTGCAGATTCTGAGAGCTCTGGGAATACGCTCAACAATTTCTTGCCGAGCTCGTCGCGTAAGAAAGTCTCTTGCAGGATCGGGTTCTCCGACCCGCTTAAGACCGTTGTATAAAGCAAACCAATCACTTGGCTCACAAGGAAGCTCCTTCAGGTAGTGTGGACGAACATCCACACCATCAAAGTAGTCTCCCCCACAACTCTCACGAAAACGACCAGAGCCGAAGCTCTTACGCGGGTTTGGGGTAAACCCAAAATAGCGCAAGGCAGACACGACATCCTTAAAAGATGTTGTGGGGATTATAATATCATCCCCATACACCAGAACGTCGGCTGAAGCCCCACCACACGCCTCTTTCGAGATCGCGTAGAATATGAGGGTCTCAAGTTCAAAGGTGAACCCGTTCCCCATTGAGCTAAACTTCTGGTTATGATGCCATACCCCGTTAATCCAGGTAAACCTGGATCGCAGGGCGTCAAGCACTTCAAACCATTCAGGAGGTAACAGAAGTCGTACGAGGTTCGTACAGACAGTGTCGCTCGCCGATGAAAGATCTATGGTAGAGTGTTCTCCATCTCTGGAGGCTTGCAAGGCGTAAAGCCTATGCAAGGGTTGACCATCATCAAGGTCAATACCGACTCTAGATAAACGCTGCCGTAGTGTTCGCCCCACTCCTAACTGGAGGAAGACGTTCACGCCAGGCTCGACACAAATCCCGCGTTCTTTATTAGCGTCCTTCGGAACCGTTGTGAAACGATTTCCGCGGACTACGCGAGGTTTCCATAGATAGTCAGTCTGTAAAGCGCGACCCCAAGCCGTTTCCTCAACGAAAGCAAGGAGATCAACGCACTCAGAGGTGCATGTGAGTTCTTGGAATTTCTCGCCAAGAGTTACTTCACCACGGCTCTCGAAGGTCGAACCAGGTCCACACCTGCCTATGATTTCAGCAGGGATAGGACCCAAGACTTTCCGCAGTCGTCTTTTAACACGCTGAATGAAATCAAACAGCGCGTAATCCACCTTAGACTCAAAGGTCTGATAATGGATCCAACGATCGAGTCGGTCATTAGTCTCACGACATAGGTTCTCGCACTTATAAAATTCTTTATAAGCGGCCTCTTTCCTATCCACTTGCAGTGGAAGAAAGTCAGCCTTGCGAAGTATCTCCGTCGCTTGCGCATCTAAAAAATACGCGTCGGCGGAAAGATACAGGCCCGGATCAACACGCATTGCAGCGAGCTGGTCCCACTCCCCATACTTTGCCAGCAAATGGCAGGATAAAGAACGAGGTGTATCGAGCGATTCCCATAAGAGGGTCACAATCTTCAGGACATGTGCGTCCATCAAAGACTCCTTGTTACACAGAACCGTATTTGAACGGTTTATGCGACGGTCAGTTAAGGGCCGTTGGAGGCTCCGGTTCAGTCACCGGGAAACCAGCTAATAGGCAGGTGGTTTAATTCCTGTCTGCATCGCTGGCATCGACAAGCTTCAAGCTTAATCAGGTCCTCCAAATCGAGTTCCGTGAAAACCAATTCTGGAAATTCACAGAGATCATGATCCCCACCCTCCGGTACATCCGGTAGAAAAGGTGAAGTATTCATGTTATGTCGGGGCAAAACCCGATGCCATAACTGCCTTCATGATCGTCGACGCGAGGAGATTTGCTCCCTGCGCCGCCATCTCGGTCGCATCAGAATCCAACATGCCAGGGGCAATGGAGCCGTGGAAATTGATATATCCCACGCCTTGGATCTGCTGTATCCCGTCAGCGTCCTCCACAAAGGAAGGAAACTTCAGGGTCCCGTTGATGTGCCGGACACCGCCAGAACTGGCTTTGCCCATCACACTGAACTCCGGCCGAACAGCCGGTGAGTCGCCGACAGTATCCGAACGCCATACGGCATTCGAATTGTCTCCCGACGCGGGTTGCTTAAGAGTCCACACAATGTCGGTGGAGCCGTTGGCTTTCTTGACGGTAATGTCAGCTGCTTGAGTCATAAAACTCTCCAGTTTGCTCCGTTAAGGAGCGAATATACCCAATATTAAAGAAATTGCGGTGAAACCCCGAGAGATTGAGAACCCCCGGAATGGCTTTAAGGCTATGGTAGGGCCTGGGATGAAACCCACATACCTGTGCATCGCAGCCACCTTATAATCGAATTGAAGGGAGGAACCCCCCCACTCTAAATAACGGTGACCTTCACCTTTCATAAAAAGGACAAATTGCGTCCGGTTTAAACTCAAGCCGCTAAAATCGGTAAATGAGTTTATCCATAAGCCGATGGTGCCAAACCAATCGGCCACGAAGCTAAATGGAACTAGCTCCCACGCAATACTTGCCGGGTTGTTCAAGCCCAGCTGGTTGGCTTTAAGAAGCGTCATATCAGAGATAGAAATCTCCGACGCCATCTTACAGAAGAGCATCCCGCGAAAGTCGTCAGAACTGACGTCCCACGCTACACCCTCACCCGGATGAGTTAAAGAATCGAGCTTAAAGCCCGAGCTTTCTATCACCGAGTACCAAGGGTAACTACCGTCACAGATTTCTATGGCGGCATGGATGTCCCCGAGAAGGGGAGACCAACCAAAGTGATACTCGAGCCAAAGATTACCCCACATTTTAGGGTGTCTCCAGGCTTCGCCCCACTGTCCAAGGCGTTGCCAGCGTTCACGCTCGGCACGAGTCGGCTTCTTAAGTCCTAAGACTTGACAGAAACGGATAGGATCTAAATGCCTAACCGCCTGAGCCGCTTGATAGATTTGATTCAAGCGACTAGCCATCATACTGAAAGCTTCTTTTCTTTCAGCGAAGTTGACAGCAACTTCAGAAACGTCACCCCTCACGGAAGAGGAGAACTTAGCGTAGGCAGCATTTACTACCTCATCAATTGGAAGAACTCCAAACGAAGCCTCATTGGCAAAGAAGCCTTGGGCACTAAGGACGTAAGGACAGGAATTCAAACCATATGTATGGCTCCAGCTTTCACCGGAGCCGCCAGTAAAGGCGGTATTGAACCTGTTAGCCCTGACCAACTTATATGGCAGAGGCTCGCTGTGATACGGAGTCTGTTTATACCAGTGACGAAAGAAATAACTCGTCACAAACAGCCCGTCAGACTCAGCGCCAGAGGTGATAGTCATGGTGAACTCCTAGAATTATAATGATTCAGGACATGACATACCCAATCGGCAGGATTGCCCTGTCGAAGTGACCCCGCGAGGGG